GGAGGCACGGCTTGCATGCGTTGCTGCAATGCAGCGACTGCCTGCGGGTCGGGCATGGGCTTCTCCATCTCCCGCGCCATGAGGCTAAGAGACCACCCGCGCTCTAGCGAATTGCCGACACCCTCCAACAGCCCCGTCTGCCCGTCATCCACCAACTCAAAGTCGGCAGGATTGTAGGGAGAAGCGGAGCCTGCCGGTGCCTCGACAAGCTCAAAGTCTGCGGGGTTGTATGCCATTAAGGTCCGACGAGAACTGGCTGTCCGTTGACGATGCGATAGTTTTGGCCGTCACGCTTGCTGCGGATCACCGCGCCTTCGGGGAACGGAGTGGGCGACGGGGCCGGTGTCTGCATGGGGGCGGCGGTCGGCGCATTGGTCGCGGCCATTCCGCCGCCGGCGAGCGGGGCAGGGGTGGGAGCGCCGGCGTAGGGATCTGCGGCATAACCCTGCAACTGCTGCCCGGTGCGAGGGTCAACAATGGGAACAGCGTTGGTCGGGTTGGCCATGGTGAACATGCCCTGCTGGGTGTTTTGCACCTTCGGTTCCACCACGACAGGCTCTCCGTCAGGCTTGACCATCACGTCGATCACGCGGCCCTCGGCATTTGTCAGGGACATGAACTGCGGTTGGGGAGCAGAGCCTTGTTGCGACTTGAAGAACTCGTCCACCGACTTTTTGACAAAGTATTCGTATTGCTTCTTGTCGTCTTCAAGTTTCTTGCCGCGAACAACCTCTCCCGGTTGACGCCCAAGGAACATGCGCCCGAATGTGCGCTGATCCATTGCTGTTGTGTTTGTCGGAGGCATAAGTCTTAGTATTCAAAGATGTCAGAGTCCGCTCCCGGCATGCCGCCGCCGCGACTGCCATACAGCCCGCTCATGGCCTCGGCATAATCCTTGTATCCCTGTTTCTTTTGCAGCGCTTGGAACATCGGCGAGGCAATCGCTTGGAAGATGAACGGGCGGACGTTGTCGTCGAGCTGGTTGTAGTTGTTGAGGAATCCTTTGGGCAAAGCGCCAGCATCGGCCATCACACCGACCGCAGAGTCCATGCCCTTGAGCATGTCCTTCTTGTCTTTGTATTTGCCGTAGATCCCGCCGATGGCGGAAAGCGCCCCGCCGATATTGTTGCCAAGCTGGTTATACATATTGGCCTGCGTGTTGGCTGATGCGATCTGGCCGGCGGCGGTGATCTCGCCGCTGCGGTCGTTGACTGTTGGATTGTATGCAAACATAGTTTTGTTCTCCTTTTGTTAAGCCGCCACGCGGCCGTCTGTGATTCTTGCGATGGGGCGACCGGCCACATCCTCTGACTTGTGCGCAAAACCCTGTTCGGGAATCGCGTGATCCTCGTAGGGAAGATAGGCGGACACATTGTTCACCTCAGCCTGCACCTTCGGACACCAGACCGTGGCCGGTGCCTTGCGACTCATGCAAGCCGTGCAGACGTGCAAGTAATCCGCATTGTGCGAGCGGTCGGCGAGGTGATGCCAGCGGCCATCGCTGTCCTTGCCGTAGCGGGTCTCGTCATTCGGCACACCCTCTGCCTCTAGGTAATTCCACACATCGTCATCGCTCCAATCGCGCAGGAGGAAAAGCTGGTCGGGCGCATCCGGCGTGCGGCGCACATCCATGGCCAACGGCAACTGGCCCTTGATCGGGTCAACGTCCACCGACTTCTGCCCATGGAAACAGGCATCCCACGGCCAAGCAAAGGTGCCAAGCGGACGCTGCAACGCATCCATGCCGCACCGCCAAGGCTTGCCATCGGCCGGCGCCTGCGTTCCCACCGCCACCATGCACGCCGTCTGCTGGCCCCACTGCTGGTATTTAAGGAAGTCAATCTGGTGCGAGCCATCCGGTGCCGTGCCGTCAGTCAGTGAGATGCGGCTGGGCGCCCAGTCATAGACATCCAGATCCCACTCGCGGATCAGCCGATCACTCAGCTCATAGCGTTCCCGCATCCAAGGCTCCCGCCACTGAACGCAAGGCAGCTTCGCGCCAACCTTATGAATGAGGAGATGCAAAAGCGCCGTCGAATCCTTGCCGCCAGACCACAAGACCACCGGATCGCGGTATTGCCGCAACCAGTTCTCAGCCTTTCGGCAAGTGTCTGTGACAAGGTCGATCATTAGAGTGCCAACCCGGCGCCGGTGAGTAGCCCACCGCCGATTCCGCCCATCATTCCCATCATGCCCGACTGCCCCATGGCGCCTGACTGCATCGCCGCAGCCTGCATCGCGGCGTTATTGTTGAGGATGGCGTTGCGGTTGGACGCGGCCATGTTGGTGTTGAAGCTGGCCACGTTGCCGGATTGCGTCAGCGAGTTGCCGAAGATTCCGCTCACCTGTCCTGTCGTATTACTCAGCGTCGAAGCGCCCAGCCCAAACGCCGGACCAATCGACTGACGGAACGGATCAAGCTCGGTATAAGCGCCGGCCAGACCAATCCGCCGCTGCCTGCGCGCCAGATCCATCTGGTTCACGTTGGCAGCAAACCCACGGCGCGCATCCAGCCGCTGCTGCCCATAGGCATCGCGGTTGAGGATTTCCGCCGCGCTGCTACCCATCGAGGTGCCAAGACCGCGAGCCGCAAACGCCGCGCGTGCCGACTGCGAGGCTTCCCGCTGCTGCTCTGGCGAGAGCGAGCGGCCGAGCGCGAGTTCAGACTCCGCGTCCCGCTGGAGCTGCGCCTCAATAGCATTAGGCGCGGACGCCGCTTGCAGCTCCTCGCCGATGACGCCGCGTGTGCGTTGGAGGTATTCGTTGTCGAGCTTACCAGCGAGTTGATCGGCGGTGCCGAACTGCATGCGGATATACTCAGGGTATAGCCTTTTGATTGCAGCTTCTTCTTCGCGGGTTTGCGCTTGCGCCACGCGAATGCTCGCTGCGGCCATTTTATCGTAATCGATTGGCGCGGGCGCCGCTGGCACTGGCTGCGGCGCTGGTGCGCTTGGTCCTTTTCCTCCCATAGTATTATCCTCCTGTTTTCTTAATTAGTTTCTCCCAATCGTAGACTCGCGGCTCAAAACTGCCTCTGCGACACCATGCCGCATAGGTCTGCGGATGCGGCGCCACGCGCAGACACTCGCGCACAGGGTTTGTGCCAGCAGCGCCAGCAGCCAGAGTGACGAACCAACAGTTAGGCTCACCGCTTTCAAAGCGTTCTTCCTCCGCATTCCACCGCACCTCGCGGGCCAGCAAGAACACCTCCGGCGTGGCATACACCAACCCCGCCGACAGATGCTCGCCGACTGCTTCCCAGAAGTCTTGGGTTGAGTGGTTGTCCCACCATTGTTTTGCCTTTTGCCATGGGGTCATGCTTAGAACTTGATGCAATACAGCATGGCGATGTTCTTCGGGCGGGTTTCGGTGCCGCCAAACGAACCGCTTTGAAAATTGGACATATTGTCTGCCATGCGTGTTATTTGTCCGCCCGCGCCACCCGTATTGTTTGCACCGAGCAGTGTGTGCGTGTGTTCTTTTAATTCATCAGCCTGCTTCGCGCCAAAAGTCCCAGCTGCTGCGCCGTCACTATTCGTCCCGCTGCCTCGCACGAAGTAGCCGCGAAGATCGGGCAGGGCAAAAGTCGTGCTGCCGTCGCCAACGCCGTAGGTTGTGCTGATGGCGCTGAAAAGCGCAGCGTAGGTGGTGCGGTTGACGTTGCTGCCGTCTGCCGCCAGCCAGCCAGCCGGTGCGCTGTTCATGGCGAAGGCTTGCACGGCACCTGCTGGCAAGAGTGCCTGTTGAACAGCGGTGACGAGCTGGGCCAGCGCCACCGATGTATTGGGCAACGTCACAGTCTTGCTGCTTAAATCCAGCGTTCCCGCGAGCTTCCCCGCTGTAACAGCCAAGTCCGCAATCTTCGCGGTCGTGACTTCATTGTCAGCGACCACCACAGTCGGCGCGGCGGCGCTGTTGAGTTTCGCGGGCGTGACAGTTTCGCCACTGACCCAGTTGTAAGATGCGGTTACGGTTGCCATGTGATTAGTTGAGAGTTGAGGGTTTAGAGTTGAGGGTTAGGCGGCGTTCCTTGTCTCAGTCGGCGGGTTGGACGGGCCGGCGGCCTCGATGCTGACGTTGCGGATTTCCGGCCGGTTGGCCGTGGTTAGAAATTCTAGTTCGCAATAATGCGCCTTCTGCCGGATCGGCTGCTTGAGCGTGTAGTCTTCCGCAAGACCGGACGTGTTGGTCTGCCCGGGCACCAGCGTGATCGTGGCGTCGGGGTTGATCGTGATGGCCTTGACCGTGACCGATCCGGTGTTAGGCAAGACGACATCGGCGAGGCTGCGGACGAAGCGTTTCGTTGACATGCTGCCCATGCCATAGCGCCGGGTGACGATGCGTCCGGGGACCGGCGTGATGACATCGGCTTGCACGTCCGGCGACTGGTCGCCTTCCTCGATCTCGTCGAGGAGCATGAGGCGACCGGCCTTGTTGGAGACGAAAAGTCGGCGCTCGTTGGCGCGGGTGGCGACAACGAAGTCATCCACGCCGAAGCCGTAGATGTCCCGCGTCTCCCACTGGTCGTTCAGCGCATTGTAAAGGAAGACGCCGTTGTTGTTGTCCGCACCGGCCAGCGGGACGGCGAGGTAGTAGCGGTTGGAATACCAAAGCCCGACCGAGTTCTTGAGCAGGGTGGCGTTAAGGTCGTCGAGCTGGTTGGCGATAGGATCGCTGAGAGGCTTGGTGTCGCCGCGTAGCTTGAGGTCGAGGCGGCTGTCGAGGCGGTAGACGCCGGAGTCCGAGAGGAAATAGACAAACTGCCCTGCCGTGGCGATGGAGCGGCGAGCCGCGCATCCGACCTCGTCGGTGAGGAGCGTGAGCTTGCTGAGAGCGGTGTCGATGGCCGTGCTCGCGCCGTCCACGCTGGCGAACTGATTGACCTCCGCGAGCCAGATGCTCTTGCGGCAGAAGACGAGAAAGCTGTTTTCCACCCAAGGATGCACGGCGACAACGAAGTCATTGCTGCCCGCACCGGCGCGGAAGGACTGCCAGTAGGGATCGTAGGTATTGGCGTCCAAGATATCGCTGATGAGCACGTTGTTCTTGCCATCTGGCAGGACGAGGCGGTTGTTGACGTAGGTGCCCCAAGGTGTGCTCCGCATGGTCTTGAAGGTCGGGCCAGCGGCGGGCACGCCTGCGGGGCTGCGGACGAAGGCTGTGGCGACGCCGTCCCAGTATAAAGGCGCCTTGACGCGGCGGATGGTGCGGCCGCTGGTCGTGGCATCGGTCGCGGTGCCGCTCGGCACAGTGATGGTGAAAGAGTTCGTTGAGGACGTGGCGATGTCGTATTCCACGCCGTCAAAGGCCGCGACATTGCTCCCCTCGATGCGCACGCGGGCACCAGCAGGGAATCCGTGGCCGGTCAGGTTGACGGTCGCCGTGGTGCCGCTCACCTGTATTCCGTTGGTGGTCACGTTCTTGATCACCCAGCCCGGACGCGAGGCGTCGGCTTCGCGGAAGAGGTAGAGGCGGTCGTTTGCCTGCACCATGGAAACGGTGTCGGTCGGCTCGATCACCTCGTCCGGCGATGTCGGGTAGCCCAGCTCCTGCGGGAGCACGCTGATGACGATGGTGTCGCCGTTCTCGTCCACGATCTCCTCGCTGCCCTGCGAGACGGCAGTGACCAGAAAGCCGCCCGCCCAGACACCGGCGAAGGATTGGTTGTCGTCCAAGAGAATGGTGTAAGCACGGTCGCCGCCTGCCAGCACGACGATCTCCGCGCTCTGCACCTGATCCGGCGAGCGGTAGACGCTGGCCGCGAAGATGCCGCCGCTGTAGACGCTCTGCACCACCGGCGCGTTGGGCGCTGGGTTGAGCACGAACGGCACAGTGAGTGGCGAACTAGCCACGCTGATAGCATCCGCCATGCGCTTGGCGCCCTTGCGTGTCACCGCCACTCCGCGATCAAGCCGCATGTTCTCCGAGAGCTGGAGCATGCCAGCGGGCAGCGTAACCGGATTGATTCGGCTGGCATAACCAGCGAATCCGGCGTCACCGTCGCGGAGGATGGGGCTTTCCAAAGACATTTAGCGATTAGCCCTCATACATAATGTTGACCGAACCGGCGTCGAAGGTGTCGGTGCCGTTGACGGTGGTAATTCTTACTCTATCAAGATTGCCCGACAAAATCGGAGCGCCGCCGCCAGCCACATGAGTTCTGGCATTGGCCGATCCAGAAACACCATGCGTGCTTGATAGCATCCACCTGCCAGAGCCAAGCGTCTCGATGGTGGATATTCCAAAGCGCACAAATGCGGCAGCAGTGGGAGACGGTTCTGTCAAAAATCCATCGCTGGACGAGCTTGATCCCGCAACGGATCCGTCAATGCCGGTTGCATGTGATGAATAGCCGCTTGTAACAAATGATCCGTCTCCAACCTGTATGATGACAGGGCTTGTCCCGCTTGTGCTTACACTGTAAAAGAAAACTGTTATACGACGAACCCAAGACGGGATACCTGTAAAGTCAATAGACGTTCCGGTAGCGGTAACAGCGGAGGCAAGCGTAAGCGGTTGAGAAAGTTTAGCCGGAGTCACGTTTGCATTTGCAATCTTGGCGGTGGTCACGTTGGCGTCCGCAATGTCCGCAGTCACCACTGCGTTGGCTGCAATGGAGGTCACACCGGCATTGCTGATCGTCACGTCGCCAGTCACAGCAACCTTGGTCGCCACGTTGCTGCCGTTGCCGACAAGAATGTTGGCGCTGTCGAGAGCGGCGAGCTTGCTGAAGGCAATCGCCGCCGCCGCATCAATGTCCGCATTGACCAGCCCGCCGCGCACTACGGATGCAGCGACACGCTTGGTCAGTCCGCTCTGCTCGATGACGAACTCGTCGCCGGATGCGAGGGTGGTTGCTTGTGTTAGTTGTCCGATTGTTTTGGCCATAGTCGTTGATTAGTTAAGTGCTGCCTTCAGCCTGCTTTTGAACCGCGCCGCGTCGGCGGGGCTGATGTCGTTCTTGCGGTTGGGGGCGATCTGCTGGTGGGTGACGATGCGGGACATCGGGATGTGCCACTTCTTCATGCGGGGCACGATGTATTGGATGGCGCTGTCCATCGCCGCTTCACCGAGCGGGTCTTCGTATGTATTGCCGTCCCACGCCACGCCGAGGCTGTAGCTGTTGCAGTCTGGAACGCCTTGCCATGAGCTGATGCCTGCATGCCAGCAGCGCGCTGTGTCGTCGGCGAGGACGGTGCGGTTGCCGTTGCGGGCGATGATGACGTGGTAGGACACTTTGCTGGCGGGGTTCATGCACCAAGAGACGGAGCCGTTATAGCTGCCGCTCGTATGGTGCAGGACGATCATGGTCGGGGTGATTGGACGGCCGCTTTTGTTCGGGGTGTTCAGTCTGCGTTCGTCGTAAGCCTTGCTGACTGCGGGTGTGGAGACGGTTGTGGATTCTAATGGCAAGCTCGGCGAGGCTGGCGCTGGGCCAGTCGCGGACTTTTTGCCAAACAGATTCTTGATCCACTTCCACATGGTTACTTCGCGTAGCCTTTGGGCGGCGGGTTGACGGTGACGGTGGCCTGCTGCTTCACGAAGTCATAGCCGACCGTCACGCAGCCAGCCGCAGCGACAGCCCAGCTCGCGGCGAGGATCACACACGCAATGAGTTTTGTGACGCGGGCGCTCATGGAGTCAGAGGCGGGCGGTGCCGTCTTTCGCTACCACTAAT